CGGAGCTAAGATAGATTTATTACCTTTGTTAATGGCGCAAGAATTTAGCAAAGAATGGGCTGAAACAAAACATAGATACGTTTATACACACCACATACATCACAAACATTCTAAAGATTTAGTAGGAGTTACTATTGAAAGTTTAAGAAGTCCAAGTGGTACGGATTCGTGGCATCATCGTCAAGGTTTTCAACACGCACCTCAAGCAGTAGAGGGATTTTTACATTGTAAGAAACATGGGCAAATTGCCCGAATAACAAATTTATTTTAAAATCATCATTAACCCATGCAACACATGATAACTTTCGCAATATCTAATATTTTAACATTTATGCTTTTAAAATTTATAATGGATGTAATAGCGCATTATGATTTTTTCACTAAAATTGGTTGGTCATACTTTTGGAGTAGAGCTGCAAAAGAAGCACCTAAAACTAATTGGCTACACAGATACTTCCCGATGTTTTACGATGCGTGGCATTTTGCAACTTTTTTAGAAGTAATTCAAGTCTGCATACTATTATCAATACCCTGCGATAACATTTATGTATTTCCTGTATTGGTTACAATAGGGTGTATTTTTTTTAATATCCTTAATGATTGGGCATCGAAGACTAAATAATTATATTTAATATGTTAGCTATTTACCGCAAAAATGCGGAGAAAAGCTAACATATTAACCGCAAGAATTTGTTGGGTTGTTTGCTTTTAGTATCTTTGCTATATGAAAGTAACTCACATAGCTATAATAACCTCAATTACTATTTGTGTAATATTTTACTTCAATACAAAACCGAAGCCAAATAGCTACGAAAGGGAGTGGGTAGAGAATATGCGAGATAGCTTTGAAAGGTTAGAAAAACAGCATGATACAATATTTAAGAAACAAGACACATTTATATACCATGAAAAAAAAGTATTTATTATTAAAACTATTGCTATTGACAGCCTTCGCTTTGACAGCTTATTCAAGTTATGGACAGAGAAGGCAAGATTCTACCAACCGCTTTGCGATAGCGCAATCTACTAAGTGTTTTTATGAAATAAAGTATTGGCGCATGAAAGATAGCATAACAGCCATAAAGTTACTTTATTTGCAACAAGACAAATTAAATTACAAAGTATTGGCTGATACGCTTCGAGATGAAAACATTAAACTAAAAGTAGGATACGACAAGCTACAAACAAAATTTGCTTCTCAAAAAACCACAATCCGTTTGTTATGGATAGCAGTAATAGGAGAAGCAATTGTTATTGTGTTGTTGAAACTTTAGAAGGGCATCTTAATTATATTAGTAGCAAATACCATAATACATCTTTTCTTTAATTGATTTAATTTTGATACTGAAAGGGGTTTCCCATTAATTTTAACAACTTTACATCTTCCACTCATGTAAATTGATATTGGTTTTAATCTATTACCAACTTTTTTAAAAACTTTTTCATTTTCAAATACATAATTAGTGTTAGGTAAATAATGAGTTATTATTACAAAATCACAATTAATTATTGTGTTTTTTGGTATAGCTGAAAGTCTTGTTATCATTGTATGTATTACCTTTTAAGTTCGTATATTCAATAGTTAGCAGTAATACTACATTCCATCTCCGAATAGAGTTTTCTGTGTTAAATCTTTTTCTTTTCTTTTTTCTGCCACCCTCTTTTTAGATACTTCAAAATATTTTTCTTCAAGTTCAATACCAATAAAGTTTCTATCAAGGTTCATACACGCAATAGCAGTTGTTCCACTCCCCATTGTGTTGTCTAATATCGTTTCACCTTCATTGGTATAGGTTTTAATTAGATATTCAAAAAGAAGTATCGGTTTAATTGTTGGGTGTAGTCCGCTTGTGTCGGTATTGAATTTCTGCCAACTTGAAGGTACTCGTAAATCTGACAATTGGTTTTCAGTCCTACCTTCAAACTCTCTGTAATTTTCAGATTTACTTTCAAACTTCACATTGTATTTTACCCTATCAAGTCCTGCACCTGTTCGTTCTTGCATTTGCTTGTTATAAGTCCATTTACCTTTACTGAAAACCAATACTTGTTCGTGTTCTTTCATCGGTTCTCTTACAGTGTTCGCAAAGTTACTACCTCTATTTTTTAACCAAATCCATTCGTGTTTAAAGTGTTTTGGTTGGCTCATAATCAACGCACTTGAAAATGGTTGAGAAGCAGTTAATACAATTACGCCTGTCGGTTTTAATATTTTCCAATAAAGTTCCCACATTGGCTCAAATGGAATTACCGCATCCCATTTATTGCTTGTTGTTCCGTATGGTAGGTCTGCAAGTATCATATCAACTATAATTCCTTCATCTACCATTTTCTGCATTTCTGCAAGTGTTTCTCCGTGTCTTAAATCTATTGTCATATTTTTTATTTTAATTTTTCCATCGCTCAAAAAAGAAAAGAAAAAGGTTTGGTTCTCCGAATGAGCATTTGTGGTTTAAATCCATACTACTGCTAACACCACCTATACGCAAGTTTTGTGAAAAACAAAACCTGACGTATAGCTGTAAACGTTATGTGCAATTTATTTGAATGACTTATCATACCTTTTTGGGTATAATAATAGTTAATGAACTATATATCATACCCCTTCGGGTATAAACTGCACATAACAGCGTGTATATAAAAGTTTTGTGTTGATATTTTTTCGCAATTATATGTTATTTTTGCGACAAAACCTTCGCCAAGCCCGATACCGTTATATGCAATTTTTTGAGTGATAAATTATATGTTATTTCGTATAATTTGATTAATGAACGATAAATCATACGCAAACGCATATAAAAACCACACAAAACAGCGTATATACTCAACTGTTATACCCCCACCCTTTCGCCAAGCTGCACAAGTTGTTTTTCTATTTCGGGGCGAAGAGTTTGTTCTACAAAGTCATCAATATTATAGGTAAACTCATCTGCTTCGTATGCTTTTTCGGGGGGTACTTCTTTATTGTTAGCATAGATTTTATCAAGCATAAGTATCACATAGTCAATCTTATGGAAAGCATCCATAACATTCTTTGCTGTATTCCTTGTTTTAAAGAACTGCATATTCTGTGAAATGAAATCTCTATCGTGTTTCGCAGCTTTCAATAAAGCGTGAATCCTTACGAAGCTAAAGGATATTACCTTTACTTTTTCCTCCCATTCCTTGTCAATTCTTTCTGCTTGCTTACGCATAGCTAAACTTAACTCTTCTTTGCTTCCCATAATTTTTACAAATGTTTAATTTATTATTGATTTATTTAATTAAAATGTGATTAAAAAGGAGCAACATCATCATCATATTCTTCCTCAACATTAAATGATTCAAGTTTCAAACTTGGTTTAATGGTTTTATTTGAAAATTTTTCCGTGTCCTTTAAATTAGACTGCTCTACTATTGGTTTTGTTACGGTAGATAAAACTCCTAAATTTTGTGTTCTTTTTAACCATGATGAATTATCTGAACCTTTTGTTTCTAAATAATATCTTCCGTTTTGTAATTGGTATTTTAAATCAATAGCTCCCGTTTCGCCCCAATGATTAAATTTTATTTTTTGAATTATCATTGTTGTTACATTGGTGTCAAAATTTCTATAAATACAAATACCCAAATCGGCTTTGTTATAAAAATTTGCAGAACCGCTTATATCATAAAGACTTGGAACTTCAAATCTTATTCCATCTTTGTCTTTTTTCATCTTTGTAGGATGTGCAACTAAAAAGCAATGTACATTATTAAGTTCACAGAAATCTGCTAATTTATCTAATTCCTTGCCAACATAAGACGTACTATCGTCTTTATGCTCTAATTTATTCCAAGCGTCTATAACAAAAAAATCAATACCTTTTAATAAAATTAACCTTTTAACACTACTAAGTATTGTATCTAATGTAAAATCTTTTTCAGGCTTTATAAACCAAAACTTATCATTAAGGTATTCTTTAACATCGCTCATTTCATCATACGTCATTTTATTATACCCATCCCAAGACTTTCCTATATAAAGCCTTGCCAATTTACTAAAATGTAATTTTGTAGGTTTATTTTCGGGGGAATAAAAAGCTCCTGTCCATTTTTCGGTTAGATTCAATCTCGTAATAATATAATCAAGTGCTGCTGTTTTTCCATGTGAGGGTATTCCCGTAATTACAGATATATACCCTTTGTGAAATGAAACTAATTTGTCAATTTCTTCTACTCCTATTTTAGCTCCAACGGGCAATCCATTGTAATAAAAGTCATCAATATCATCATTAAAATCTTCTATCGTAAAAGCACCCTCTATTGGAAACTGATATTTTTTAGATATGCAGTCCATAACTTCTTCTGTTCCATATTTTTGCAAACAATCATTAGCATCCTTACAATCATTAAAAGTTATAAAATCACAATTCTCCTTGCCAAACCTTGTAGCAATAGCATCTCTAAGCATTCTACCTGCAACATCATTATCGGTTGCAATATGAAACCTTTTTAAATGCGATATTTCGTCATAACTATTCTCTATGTATGTTAGGTTATTACTATTCAAATTTGCTCCATTAGGAACGCTTAAAACATTAAATATTCCACATTGGTATAA